AGTTTTCTAATCTTGCGCCCCTTCTTGGTGCCGTGCGCCTTATCCTCGGCCAGCCTTTTCTTTATTTTGTCCAGTGCGGCCTTGCTCTTGGCGGCGATGCGGTTGCGTTGCTCGTCGGCTGCCGCCGATAAGACGTGCAGTGACCCGGATGAAATCTTGGGGTCGTCCGCGACCAATACCTTCAAGTCGTACATCTCCACCTGGTGCTTTAGCCAGGTCAACGCTTGCCAGTTATACTTGAATGGACCCTTTATGCTCGCCACCGCGAACGTCGCGTCCTTGGTCCGGCAGAACCTGGCGGCGCGTTGCAGCTCCGGGCGGTCCTCCGCGTCTCGCTTCTGATCCTTGGCGTCCTCGACAAACCAATCGATCTGCGTGTCCTTGTTCTTTAGTGCGGTGCGAATTCCCTTGCGTTGCAACTTTTGCTGGTCCTTGGCCGCGCCATAAATAAACGCCCCTACCCTCATTGCTTTGCCTCCCTTATCTCATATTTGCCGTTCGTGTCGACGACGTGATTTAGCCAACCAAACTCATAATATTTGCCTAGCTTGTTATGAATGCAGTAGTTGACACACTGAGCCCAGGTTCCGTTAAAAATGACTGCGCCCGTTGATATGTCAACAACTTTCCTAGATTTCGCCTGGTTCATTTCCTGGCGCCTATAAAAATTGCACGGTATCCGCCGACGCAAGAGTTGCAGTCTTCACCCACCAAAACTTCCTTGCCGGTGGTCGGCGAGTATTCCCAGCGATAGATGCGTTGCTTGCCCTGGCAAACTCGGCACATGTGGTCGTAATCAATAATGTGTTTCATTGGTTTCTCCTGTTAAATAGTATCTGGTACATGTATTCCGCGAGCGTGGAGCTATACATATTCAAGCTCAGGCAGCATAAGAGCGATAAACTTTTTGCGCACGTCAGGGTCGTTGCAGAACTTGTCACGCATTAAAGAGTAGAGCGTGCGAAACCCCTCCCCGTGCGACTTGCCCATGTAAGACCAACGGCGTCTGTTTCTTGTATATAAGGTAAACTGAATAAAGTGCGCCAGCTCGTGCAGTACCTGGATCAGGTTTCCGTGATCAACGTCGCCAACTTTTACAAACATTCCGCCGCAACGCTCGTTGCCGTCAAACAGCTTATACTCGTTCCAATAGACGTGGCCGTCTAAAACTTTATGCTCATAACACTTGTGCCCGTTTTCATATTTGCCACTGATCACATTTTTAATCTGCCAATACCCCAGGTTAATGCTAATCACATTATGGTTTGCCCGGCTGACGTTGCCGCCCTTTCTGTTTGGCTTTTTGACGGTAAGCACTTTTTGCGCCCTGGCTTTGTCATGCTTTGTCATGGCGTATGGAGTGCCGTCAAAGCTCTCCAACGCTTGAGTAATGATATTGCGGATGTAAAGGGTGTCTTTTGTTAAGTCAGTCATTGTCACCTCCCTACCCTTCAGCTCTGTTGACTTCATCGTAACCGTAGCGACCCACGACCCAGGTTTTATCTGTGTCCTGGTTTACAATGACGTCACCGATAGACACTGAGTGCATGCGTGCGTGGCGAGTAATACGATCCTCCGGGCCGACGTTGCCGATTTGGAAAACCTCCCGGACGTCGTCACAATCAAAAGTCGCTACCTTTGTGTAATAGTTTTTGTCGAGTGCCTCAGATGCGAGCTCGTGTGTCTCTTTGCCGTGAAAGTCAGGACCAAAGCTGAAATCTCTTTGTATCTCATATGCCGGCACGCTCTCCGGGCCAATCTCGTTAACCATTGCGAATTCCTCGTTGGTAAGGTGGATTTGGTAAATATCAAACATGTCTTTCTCCTGTCTGTTTGCTGTCTGTTTTCTGTCTCCTGTTATATAGATAGCAATCTGCTATCACTTATACAAGTACCAGACACTATTATTTTTAAGAAAAAATGGAGATAAGTGAGATTTGTATGGCAAATCAACGAGTTACGCTATTCCTACGAATAGATAAAAATCTAAAAAATAAGCTAATTGAGGGCGCAAAGGCCGACGGACGATCAGTCACGCGCTTCTCTGAGCGAATTCTTGAGCAAAAATTTGAGGTGGAAAATGAACGATCAGACGTATTGCGGAATAGATCCGGGGTATAGGACGGGCGGTGTGAGCCTCCTCCAGGGCGACTGGGCCGAGGTTTACGACCTCCCAGTATTTGCTGAGGGAGGGCTCAACGCCCACGAGCTAAAGAACATCCTGACCGACATGAAGGTCGACCTGTTAGTCATTGAAAAGCAAGGAGCCCGGCCAAAGCAAGGCGTCAGCTCAGCATTTAAAATTGGCATGGGTTACGGGATGATTTTAGCCACCGTGGCGGTGCTTAATATTAAATATCGCGTCGTCACCCCGGCAGCATGGAAAAAGGCGCTCGGCGTACCGGCAGACAAGGATGGCGCCCGACGCATGGCAATACAGCAATTCCCCCAGCTTTCCGAGCGATTAAAACGCAAAAAAGATGAGCACCGGGCGGAGGCTCTACTCATGGCTACTTACGGGAGGGCGTTACAATGAAGCCAGGCATATACCACGACATATCAAACGCAGATTATCACGCAACTACAGCAATTAACGCGTCGTTCTTAAAGTCTTGGGTGATGAAAAGCCCGATGCACGCCGTGAACGCAAAGACGTCGATTAGTCAGTTAGTTGCCGACCTGGGAACTGCCGCGCATTCGGAGGCGCTCGAACCAGGTAAAAAGAACGTCGTTTGCAGTGAGGAAAAGACCAGGGCCACCAAGGCGTTCAAGGAGCATTACGAGCTCTGCAAGGCCCAAGGCAAAGTCTTACTGCCCAGAAAAGATTATGAGATGGTAAAGAATATGGTCCACGGCATGCTCACTGAGGATGGTGAGGTCGTCGGCGGACTGATGAACGACAGCCATTGCGGCAAGCTTCTCAAAGAGAAAGACAAGATTTGCGAGGCGTCTATCTTCGTGAAGCATGAGCCGTCCGGGCTTCTGTTGAAGTGCCGTCCAGACATATACAGCGCCAAGTTAGGCGTCATGGGAGACGTCAAGACGTGTCAGGATGCCAGCCCCAGAGGCTTCGGAAAGGCGCTGTTTCGCTTGGGCTATCACATCCAGGCAAGTCACTACCTTTTATGTGCAAAAATTTTAGGCTGGGAAGTCAAGCATTGGGGCTTCCTAACAGTCGAAAAGGAGAGCCCCTACCCGGCTCACTTTCACGCTCTCAGTGAAGAGGTCATCGAGTACGGCACAAACGTCGTCGAGGCAGCCCTCATGGAAATTGCTGAAGCTAAGGAAACTAAAAAGTATGACCTCCGCTGGGGGACGTACACGGTGCAACACTTACCCGATTATCTGGCAGACATATAGGAGAAAAAACATGGATTGCAGATTAGAAAACGTAGAGGCTTTGTGGCCTCGTATAGACCGCCCATACGCACGAAATGAGGCTACTGGCAGTTGGGACGCCGTAGATCCCACTGACAAGAGTGGGGCGTATGAGATGAACGCGATGATAAGTGAGGAGCAAGCCAAAGACCTCGCCGGCAAAATGCGTGAGGTGTTTAACTCGCACGAGAAAACCAAAGGCAAGCAGTGGGTCATCAGCAAGAAAGACCCGGAGACTGGCCTGGAGGCTGACCGCGTCGTGAAATCGCTGGACGATATTTTTGTGAAGGATGACGGCGTGTACCGGGCAAAATTTAAAATGCCCACATACAGCGACCCTCGCACCAAGCCGCGCCAGTTTATGCAAGACGGCACGAAAGCGCCGGACGACTTCCAGCTTACTACCAACAGCATCATCCACGTCACGTTTAGGATCGCGGCCTGGACCTACGGCAAGAAGTGCGGCATCTCACTGCGCCCCACCGGCGTCATGGTAGTTCGCCTGGCTGATCGTAAGGAGCCGGAAAAAGAAAAGGAAATGTTTGCTGACCTGGTGGTCAACGACAGCGGCTTCGGAGACCTGGTCGCCCCGGGTAGCGGAGGCACGGCACCAGCAACGCAAGAGGCTGCGCCGGCGTTAGACCCGTTTGGGCTCCCCGATACCAAAAAAGAAGAAAGCCAGACAACCGCCGTGTCTTCAGACATGGATGATGAAATTCCATTTTAGCAGATGCCTGACTTTCCCCAAGCATACTGGTCGGAGTGGTCAGACAAGATCATCACTCGGTACGACCTCCGAGAGGGCCCAAAAGGTGAGCACCACGGGGCGTGCCCGAGCTGCGGACACAACGACTGGCCCTCCACCAGGTTTTGGATCAACGAGAAGGACGGCCTCGTCAAATTTCAGTGCCGGCAGTGCAACGACTTTAACGCCATTGTCGCTGAGCTGGAGCACGACGGGGTCTGGCCGGTCCGGGTCAGCGCCGTAAAAACGGTAAACGCACGCGTCACGGCGTCAGACTTTCAAAACATCGTGCCGTTGCCCAAGCCGGAGCCTCAGCCAGCTCCTAAACCACAGTTTGACCCTTACACGCCTTACCATGAGCGCAAGGGCGTCAAGCTTGTGGGTGCCGTCCTGGAGGGCGCCGACGTGGTGGTCCCGTTGTTTAATACAGAGCGTAAGCAAGTGGGCCAGCAACGGATCTCACCAAACGGAGACAAAAGATTTAACTCGGGGCTCAACAAGGAGGGCGGCGTATTTGGCGTCGTCGGTAAGTTCAACCCGGAAAACCCAGGCACGGTCTGGCTCGCGGAGGGCTGGGCCACGTCGGTCAGTTGTTGGGAGGCGCTGGGCTCCGAGCTGCCGGTAATTTTTGCGCTGGATAAAAACAACATACAAACGGTGGTGGACGCGTTGCAATTGCAGTGGCCGAGCATCGACTTACGCATTGCGGCTGACAACGACGCAAATGACGGAGGGCAAGAGGCAGCCAGAAAGACTGGCCTACCCTGGACCGCTCCGGCATTGCCAGACACCGACTGGAACGACGTGCACGTCTCTCAGGGGCTGCAAGTAGTAAAAACGGGGTTGGGCAACCTGACGAGCCCGGAGAGCCTCCTGGATGAGCTGGTGTGGATCAACGACACAAAGCCGGTGCTCCGCTCAAACTATCTGATAAAGGGCTGGCTGGGGCGTCAACAAATGGCGGTGCTTTACGGTCAGTCGAATACCGGCAAGAGCTTCATGATGCTCGACATGGCGTACCACGTCGCGGCCGGGCGTCCCTGGCACGGCACAAAGGTGAACCAGGGCGTCGTCGTCTACCTCGCGGCGGAGGGCGGCAACGGATACGTCAACAGGGCTCGGGTTATCCAGGATCACTACCAAGATGAAGACGTGCCGCTGGCGATACGGCCTTGCCCGGTCAACTTGCTGGACCCGGAGGCCGACATGCCGAGGTTGTTGGCGTTGCTTAGCCTGGTCAAAGAAAAGCACGGCGACATTGAGCTCCTGGTGATCGACACGCTTTCCAGATCTATTGCCGGTGGTAACGAAAACGCGCCGGAGACGATGACGGCCATCATACAGCATTGCGACCATCTCAGGGAACACTCAGGCGCTACCATTGCCATTGTGCATCACTCAGGCAAGGCAGACAACGGAGCCAGGGGCCACAGTTCACTCAGGGCCGCCACAGACACAGAAATAGAGCTGACGGTGGATGAGGACGCCGGGCTGCGCTTCGCAAAGGCAACCAAGCAGAGAGACATAGAGAGCGGCAAGCAGTTCGCGTTTGAGCTGAGGGTCGTTGAGCTGGGTTGCGACGAGGATGGCGACCCGGTGACGAGCTGCTACTTGCTGCCGGCCGACGAGGAGCGCGTCAGTGAGGCCACCGTGAAATTAACTAAGAACGAGACGACTATTCTCAATTGCTTCACGCAGCTCCAGGGCGAGCTTGTCGGAGGGCCAAACAAGGGCGGCACGGGATACCCGGAGACTGGGACGCGCTGGGCCATCGATGAGGAAGAACTGAAGAACCACTTCTACGGCAAGGCGACGGCAGCCAACAAAAGGCAAGCGTATCAGCGTGCGATTGAGGGGCTCATAAGTAAGGGCGAAATGGCTAAAAATGAGGGCGTTTTCTGGCTGGTACGCTCAAAGCACAAATTATAGGGGGTGTACCAACACCGTACCAAAAATGATTAAATGTAAGTTACTGATAATATTATATAAAGTTTTACGTTTGGTACGCTTTGGTACGCCTTGGTACGCTCAATGGTACGGGGCAAGGCTAAGCGTACCACCCGTACCAATTACCTTTAGGTATTGGTACGGTGGTCAGCTTGCTGGGATTTGCGTTGGTGAGGCTGGCAATGAGTGAGACTGGAAGGTTGAGACAGTTGAGCTGGCGGTCCAAAGATTACGCGCAGATGACGGAGAAGGAATTCGCCAGGGTTCTCCAGGAGATTACCACTGAAGAGGAATTAGAGGCGGTGGCTAACAGGAGGAAGCATCTCCAGGCTCCAAGTTTGAAGAGATGGTCGCCCTGGCAAAAGGCAGCCATACGAATGCGACTGTGGGAGCTCAGGCATGGATGAGGACAAGCTCCGCCGAAAGATGATGGAGTTTGAGAGAGAGCGAGCGGAGCTGGGACTGAGGGCGGCGCTGCCTGACGACAAGAGACGCAGAGTTTGGAGGGAGCCACTGACAAAGTACGAGCTGCACTTCCTGACGTTTATGAGGGAGCAAGGGATAATGACGGCCGAGGATTTAGCCGGAGCTATGGATGAGGATGTAACGACAACCAGGCAGACACTGATGAGCTTAATAGATCGACACTACGTGAAGGTCATTAGCGATAAGGGGTACGCCAAGTACAAGGCAAGGACAAAGGATGATTTACAAACAAATACTGAAGAAAGCCCAGGACATTTTAACAAAGCGTGAGAGGCAGTACGGCGACGCCAAGCCACTGCATGACAATATCGCTCGGAGGTTTACGGCAGTGCTCAAGGGTAAGCTCGCGCCTGGTCAAAGCTTGACGGCGTTCGACGCGGCCAGGCTGTTGGCTGAACTGAAGGGCGCCAGGATGGATGAGAACGGCTACCACGAGGATAGCTTGCTGGATCAGATAAACTACCTGGTGATCGCGTATAAGCTCGCCAATGATAACACACGGGATTTTGATAGTGGTAAGTAAATCGGGTAAGTTGGGGGTGCATAGTTTTGTCTATGTTTGCCTGTCTGGGTTTAGGTCGGCTTTGCTTAAATTCAGATCGGATGCATTGGTTTCTCCAATTAATGCTCCAACTTGCGGCGCTTGGTATTCCTCCCTAATTTGTACCAGGCGTCGCCTTTTCCCTTCTGCCCTTCATGTGGTGGCTGAGACACGCCGGCGACACTCTCGCACGCGCACGCGAGCCTCAAGCGCAAAAGTGTTAACATAATGTTAATTATGCGAATCCAGAAAAGTGCGGTTTAGCCATATAAATAAGGGGTTTTAGCGTGTGTGACAAATGTTCGACCATTTTGACCGGGAGTAAAACACAAGATGTTGTGTAGTAAGTCAGCAATAACCCCCCCAGCCTCGGCCTCACCGGGGGTGTGCTTGTCCTACCCCACACACAGTCTGCGCCTATTTTTGGCCTATCAGCGCAGCATTTGCTAAACTTTAACAAACGGAGGAAACATGGCTGGACAACCTAAGAAACGCGCAGCTCTTGCGGCGATTGAGCAAAACGGCGGCGTGCAATACCTGACTGAATTTTTACTTTCTGGCGGCACCATCACGCAGCTCGCCAAGGAGCTAAATTTAAACCGTGGCTACTTGCACCGCATTTTACAAAAGCACCCGGAATACAACGACGCGCTGGAGCAAGTCCGGGAGGAAGCGGCCGACGCGCACGCCGAGATGGGGTTTGAAATTATGCGCAAGCTACGCAACGAGCGCAAGGAGGAGCGAGCCAACGCCGGGCCCGGCAGCAAGACTGCGCAGCTCAGCGTCCTGGATGTTTCCATTGCCAGGGAGGAGGTGCAGCATCACCGATTTATTGCGGAAGCCTGGAACCAGAAACGCTACGGCTCAAGCAAGGGCCAGACGCAAATTACGGTCAACCTGGGCGACATGCACCTGGACGCCCTCAAAAAAATGAAAACAATTAAAACTGAGCCGAAAGT